ATGCCGCTTTCAATCGCAACGCTGAACTGAATCGTCTCGGTAAGATTCTGCTCGCTTAAAAGAGTCCACTTACCAATTCGATTTGCCTGCCCCTGGCTGTAACAACCAATCGCCTTGATGTCCTTTTTGATGATGCCGTATTTGGCGACCGCATCATGGTCCTCAACGTATTCATATTCGACATCACCACGGGTGTCATATGACTGCCAAGCCACAACAACCACGGTATGCCGTGCTTTCTGGGACGTGCCTTGATATTGGAAAATACCGTCAACAACATTGCTAGGGCTGAGCAGGTACTGCGGATCAGACGGCTTGTCCTGCAGTAGCTGCAACGTTCCAGCGCCGTAATATGCAATGCCACGGAAGATGGCCGTCATTTGTTGGATGACGTTATAAACCTCATCCCTGCTGTTAATCAGCATGTTGAGGCTGAAGCGAGGCTCTAGTCCTCCCGCACCATCGTTAACTAACGCATTGCAATACTGACTAATTGCAAAGAAGTCGTACTTATCCAGCGTTGACTCTGGAACGCCAGCACCGTAACGCTCACTAATTAGCAAGTCGTATAAACACCAAGCCGGATCATTTGTCCATGTCGCAGCCTGAAACGTGCCATCCCAGATGCCGGAATACGTCAATCGACCAAGATGCGTTGTCGTATCTACCGTCGCGTTGCTTGGAATCTTGACTTTGATTCCACGAATTAGATATTTACGGGATGGAATGTTGCTGAACTGGCGGGCGTCAAACCGCAGGCCAACTAATGCTGAGTTTGGATAGCGAAACTTATCATCAATGATCTCAGTAAAGCTTTGAAAAATTGTTGTGCTGGCTCGCTTCTGACTTGTTTCGTCGGCGCTAACACGCACCATCCGCACATCAACAGGGAAACTGCCAGTTAAATTGACTAAATAATCTCGTTGATAACGGTTGCTGCTCTTACCGCTAATAGTGTCAGTAATAACGTCGTTATATCCGCCGCTGTTGTACTGAATCTGAATTTTAATTTGAACGCTGTTACCAACAACGTCCCCGTCGTCCTCTAACACCTGTAATGCTGGGATCGTCAGCGTGACACGCAAGCGATCGACATCTGTGTCAGTAATACTGCGAGTTACTGAGGTGGCTTTAACAACCTCAACCCCAACGCTTGTTTCTCGTTCTGTTGTGTTGAATGGCCCAGGAAGATGAGTCTGGGCTTGCGTCCCAACACGGGTAACAACACTAAAGCCCTCAAAGTTGTTGCTGCCGTCAGCGGCCTGAATTGGTGTGTCGTCTAAGAAAATACTTTTGTTGCCGTTCTCAAGGCCACCAATTTCGCCTTCGCTAATTACATCAAGAACGTTGGCAAACTGTGTTGACTGGAGCGTATCGTCCGCCTCAGTTGGCGTGCCACCACCGCCACCACCTTTGCCGCCACCACCACCACCAGCACCAACAACGTATTTGGTCTGAGTCATGCCTGCACCTGATCAACGTCAAGACCGCTGGACAGCACTGCCGATCCAACAAACAATCGCCCGTAAGCGATAGGCAGCGCCATACCTTGGCGCGATGTATTGACTACGTTAGAGAAAGTGAACGACTCCAGCTGCACTGATTCGTCAAGAGAACTTGGCTGAGGTTGCGGCGAGATTGCTTGAGCAACACCACCAAGGACCAAAGCAATACCAATATTTCCTAGGGATGCAGCAAACGCACCGCCTGCATAAGCGCCAAACCCTAATCCGGCCTTTGCGACACCAATACCAGCAGCAGGGTTTGCGATAGCAACAGCGATCAACGCAGCTCCAAGCAAAATTTGACCAACACCACGTCCCGCACCAGCAACAACAGGCGTGATGCTGAAAACCTCGTGGTCACTGAAAGGCATCAGCAAAGGGGCAAAATTTTCCTCAGTCGCTTTTTCTTTGCTTATCGCTACGCGATAACCAACGCCGTCTTGTTCGCTATCAATTAACCACTTATCTAATCCTGGAAAGTTGACACATAATGCTTTAATTGCCTGCGCTGGTGTCGCTACGTCAAACTCAAATCGACACTGGCCTAGCCGCTTCCTAAGTGCGCCGTAGACCTTAACGACTTTCATGCCTCAAGGCGCAAGCAGTGCTCTTTCCATAGTAACCGCCATACACATCCCTGCTAGACAATCTGCCCTGCACATGATGCAGCACTTGTTGGTCCCCCAGATAAATCGCTGCATGGTTTGGCAACGGTGAAACCAGCTGCATCAACAGCAAATCACCGCGTTGCACCTCTTCAACCGGGATCTTACGAAAGCCCTCTGCCGCAAAGTTATCCATATATAAGTTCTCACCACGATCCCAGAACTTGTCACGCCGGTCATAATTTCGCAACTCAATGCCGTACTCCCTTGCGTACCAATCACGCACAAGGGTGTAGCAGTCCACCACGCCGAATACAAACTCACGTCCCACATACGGCAACTCAAAGCCAGCTGGCTCGCAGTAGCCCCAGCCTTCAGTATTGGGATTAACGATGAACCATGGCAGCTCTGACTTTTCACAAGCCACGCGATCAGCTGTAGATGGCGCAGGGTTGGTCTTCGGATGGCTGTGAACAATAGCTATCACCTCGCCTTGATCTTCTATAACGTTCCAACCGCTGAGAATAAAGTGCTCATCTGGTGTCTCAGCAATGTTCTGGCACGGGAAATACTTGCGCCGTCCTTTGACAACAGCAACCAACCCACAGCACTCGCGTGGTGTTTCAGCCTTGGCGTGCTCCAGAATCTCAGCCTTCATGGCTGCCGATAGACGCATCACTTGGTCAGACCCGCTCCAGGGAATGAGCCAAACGGTAGTTCGGCATTATCGCCAAACCGTAGCTTGCAGCTGGCAACTCGTTTTCCGCAAACGTCCTGAGCCAACGTGCTGACGGTGTTGCCATTGGCATCAAAAAAGTTGCTGCCGGTGTAGCTGCACTCGCTGCTGCGGTACTTCCACTGGCAAACGTTGGCAATGATCTGACGACGTGGGATCTTCTGACCAGCTAGGTCAAACTTGCTCGCCAGTTCAAACGTCACAACATCTCGCGTTTCGCTTGATTTGCGGTCAATAAACCAGCGTTCCTGCGGGAACTGAGCATTAGGGTCAGCTGCGCTTTCGCCGTCAAGATACTTTTTCAACGTCCTGATTCGACGGACTTCCGCTCCACCAAGGTCATTCCCAGCTGTTGTGGCATTGACCAGTAAAAGCAATGCTGAAATCGTGCTACTGAGATTGCTGACAGCCAATGTTGGCCGAGGCAGCGTACCGGTGTTTGTGTATTCAAAGCCGTCAGCTTTGATAGGAACGCGGCTATAAGTTTCACTGTTGAAAACAATGTCGCCAGTCACATCGGCATTGGACCCCGCGTGAAAGCGATATACGTCATTACTGCCATGCAACGCTGACTCCAGCCTTAACTCAAATAACTCGATAATTGCACTGGGATTGATCTTGGCGAGCTCTTCATACGCTGAAGCGATGCCTGTCCATACACAAGTGTTATCAGTAACGGTGTCGCCAATATCATTCGGCCAGCCCGGTTCTGTAGCCGCTGACGTACCAGCAGTCGTACAACGAAAGAACAGGCCAGATGCTTGCTCTGTTGTGGCGCGGCGAATGTCACCAACAGAAAATGCGGTACTAGCGGCCCAAGCAGCAACAGCCATTACGGTTCAAATACTTCGCGGAAGGTGGCGTTAATTGTGGCGCGGTTTGCATAGGGAATCGACTTTGACCAAGTTTCACAAACCCATTTGTAAGCAACAGACGATCCAGGCGGTTGCCAATCAAATGATGCGTTGTCAACAGCGCGAGCGTCTAAGAATGTCTCAATCGTGTCAGAGTCTGCCTCTGTAATGTTTTGAAAAGTTAATCGCCAACTTTTAGGGTTTTGATTCAGCCCAAAACTCAATCTGGTTTCGTAGCCATCCGCAAATTGCACTTTCCGCACCACAGGTGCGCTGTTTTTTTGAGCGCCGTAATCAGGGGCAATATCTGGGAAATTAGCCATTAGCTAGTTAACAAGCCTCCAGGTCGTTTTTGCTTGACCAGTTCCTGTTGTACTGCAATGCCAATCGCCTTGCCAAGTTGCGCGGCTTGATCGTCATTGCCCTCAACGGAAGAACCAGAAGCGTCAACGTTGACCACTACGTTACTTGCGCCACCAGATGATTCAACGCCGAGCTTACCGTTGGCCCCACGACGCAAAGGCATGATCGCTTCAGGGCCAGCCTCGCCCATCAGGCCCATGCCATTAGCCATCGGGAAAATGGTTGGCTTGTTTACGACTCCGCCAGAGGCAAAGGGAACAATTTTGTTTTTAGCCATAACACCGCCATCAGCAAAAAGGCCTAACAATCCGGTCCCGCCTTTGCCATCAGCGCCAGCAAAA